GTACGCCGCCGCCGGCGACGCCACCGACGCCACCAGCGACGCCACGGACGACGCCACGCACGCAGCCACCCGAGCAGCCACCTATTCGGAGCTTGCCGATGGGTGGGCATGGGACCTGGCCGAGGCAATCGCGCCAGGAAATGGGCGATTCCTCAGACGATGCTCCAGGCGTTCCTGGAGTATGCGTAACGGCGGCAATCATTGGTCGGGATTGGTGTCATTCCTCAGTTTCTTTCGTCATGTGGCGAAACTAAAGTTGCCGATCCATGAAAAATGGGATCATTACGAAAAAGCCGCTATCCACGGTTCTTGGCGCTGGATGCACCCCAAGTTTTGCATCGTATCGGACCGGCCGAGATTCATCAGGGTCGATGAAGCAAGGCGCTCCCACTGCGCCGATGGCCCCAGTCATGTATGGCGGGATGGCTGGCGGCTATACCACTGGCATGGTTTGCGTATCCCTGCCTGGATGATCGAGGACAAGACGCGCATCACGCCGGATGCTATCGAGGCCGAGGAAAATGCCGAGTTGCGCCGGGTGATGCTAGAAATATTTGGGTTTGACAGATACATCGAGGCGCGTGGAGCCGAACTGGCATCCGAGGATGAGTGCCTTGGCCTGCCGCGCCAGCTTTTCGAGATTTCATTATCGGGAGAACGTATCCGGATACTGCGCGTGGTCAACGGCACGATCGAAGCTGACGGGAGGCGGCGACGGTTCCACCTCGGGGTCCCTCTGGAGTGCGACACGCCGCACGAAGCCGCGTCATGGAGTTATGGGCGGCCGGCGGCGAAGTACCGGGAGGCGGTCAGGACCTGATGCGGGAAATTGAGGAGATGACCGACAAGGGGTAGCAGGTCATCCATGTAGACCCGCAAGGCATTCGGCCAGGCCGCTTGATAGCGCGCCTGGCCTTTTCGCGTCAATCAATTTCTCTGAGGCGGTGGCTGTAACCGGCCATTTTCACGGCCTCGCGGGCGGCGTCGTGGGTAGCAAATAGAGATTTCAGCTCTTGGGGCAGGCTGATCCGACCCCAGTCGAAATAGGTCTGCATCTCGCCGTTCTCGCCGCGGAATTGGTATTCCTGCCCAATCTCTACCCAGAATCTGTCATCGTCATAATTGACAATGCGCAGGTCCCCATCGGCGACGTCCATGACGATCGGCGCTTTCTCCGCCGCGCGTCCGGGAGAAATGAATGTCGCGCTGCCGTCGAGTATCTCATCGGCGATCCTCTTGAGCGGCGACACATAGTCGTCCGGTCCTTCGCCTTCTTTAAGAGGTGGATCAACCCGATAGCCCAAGGCGTCTCGGATAGTGCGCCATGCCTCAACATATAGGCATTGATCGACATCGCGGCGAGGCAGGCGCTCAACCACGAAGCCAGCTTTCCGATCGCCCCGCGTGTGCTCGCGCATGAGGATTTCCATAGCGTTGAAAATGGCGCTTAGGCTTCCTCCTTTGATCCTATCGTTCACGACGCATCCTCTCTCAGCCGATTAAACCCGCAATGCACACGGAACTGGCGGCGGAACAGAACATTCCCGTCCGCGCCCTCGATGACGAAGAGCTGATCCATCGCCCTCCAACTCGCCGCGCCGCGCTCAATCCCCAGCATGCCAATCAGGCAGTCAAACAACGACTGGCCGGAATTGAAGCGCTTTCCCATGAATTCCCATCTCATCCCATATACTCCCACCGCCACAAGGCGACGAGGACGCCGGCCCACGCCAGGGCCGCGCCTGACACGATCAGGATCATCTGGGGCAGGACGTCGGGGCGGGGCTCGGCGCTAACGCCCTCATCCGCGCCGCCGCCGTCCGTCGCCCAGACCCAGCCCGCGCCGCCCTCGGGATTGAACTTGGTCCAGAAATCATCAGATTCACCCTGGCAGGGCTCGCACATCGCGCCCTCTTCCAAAGCGGCATCCTCTCGGCATAATCTGCATTGCATGGCAATCTCCCGTGTGTTGACCCGATAACCATGCCGTGGCTCCGGCCTCCGGTCAATTACGAATTGCATAAAATGTAGAGATGCGAATGACGAGACGGACGGGACGAAAGAGAAAGCCGGCGCTGGTCACCCTCGCCCTGACAGCCATCGGGCCGACGCGGCAACGCCTCCAGCATGCCGAGGATGGCGGACAGGTCCTGGCCGTCGAGACCTACCGGACTGATGCCGGCGAGCGCACGCAGCTCCAGCGCATGCGCATCGTCAGCCCGCTGGAGCGGATGTGGAAGGATGGGCTGATCGGCACGGGCCAATATGGCGCGGCCCGCCGCTATCAACGGGATGCCGACCTCGCCGCCATTTGCGGCCCAGCCTCTACCGTGCGCTATGAGCCGCGATGGATCGATGGCGGAAATGAACGCTTCCTGCTGCCTATCGAGGCCGCCGCCGACCACCTCGCCCGCCTCGCCGCCGCGCAATGCGCATGCCCGCCGGAACATCGCCGCATGCTCGACTGGATCGCGGCGGACACCCCTGGATGGCGAGAGCAGGCGCGCATATGGTTCGGCGGCTCACGGCGTGGCCCGAACGATTTCCTCGATGTTTCACGTGAAACATGCTCGCGATTGGAGCAGCACTACCGCTCGAACCCTTGACGGTTGCGCAGCTTAGCCGTAGCAATTAATGCAAGATGATGAATTATTGGTGGGTTTTAGCGATGGCATCGCGTGCGTGCCGGGATGGCGAGATGAAAAAGGACGGCGGCAAGAAGCCCTCGGCGGGAAAGGGCGGCAAGAAGCCCCCGAAGTCTCCGATGGGTAAGAAGGCGGCCAGGAGCGGATATTGAACCACGGGCATGGCCGGCGCAAGCCTTACACCGATATCGGCGTCAGGCGATTGCCTTGCGTCCGGTGCGGGCAGCCAGCGCGGTTCCAATGGCAGATATGCGCCGATGGCAGGCTATTCCGGGTTTTATGCCTATCCTGCGATGTCGAGCTGAACGAGCTGGTCATGCGGTGGGTCTGGGGCGATGCGCGGGAAGATGACATCAGGCGATATCGAGAAGAGAAGCTGGGATAGATCAAGATGAAAAAGAGATATGGCGAAGGAGAAAAGGACTAGAGGCGGGCAAAGCAATTATACGGCTGCTGCCGCGGACGAGATATGCAGGCGCATAGCCCACGGCGAAACGCTGTCGCAAATATGCCGTGACGAACACCTGCCGCAGAGACGAACCGTAGTTGATTGGGTGCTCGATGATCGCGAATGTTTCGCCGCCAAATACGCGCAGGCGCGAGATTGCCAATTCGAATACTGGGCAGACGAAATCGCTGAGATTGCCGATGATGGCACGAATGACTGGATGGAGCGCGAAACCAAGGCTGGACGCACGGTAAAATCCGTTGATCCAGAAGCGGTTATGCGCTCTCGGTTGAGAATCGACACCAGGAAGTGGCTGCTCTCGAAGCTGAAACCAGAGCGCTATGGGGATAGCCTGAAGCTGACTGGCCAGCTCGACATGAATCATAAGACCGATGACCAGCTTAACGTTCGCCTCGCTCAACTCCTCGGAAAAACGGGAAGCGATAGCGATCCTGGAGGAGCTGGATCGGCGGAAGAGGCGGCGTAAACTCTTCGATGTCTACCCGGACACTGGGTCACTAAAGCGCAGTCTATATCCAAAGCATCTGCAATTCTTCGCAGCAGGTCGCGAGCACCAGGAACGGGCGGCGGTAGCGGCCAACCGTGTCGGCAAGAGCTTCGGCCTCGGCGGATATGAAACGGCGCTGCACCTCACGGGGCTTTATCCAGATTGGTGGCCTGGTCGGCGCTTTACCGATCCCGTCGATTGCTGGGCCGCCGGCGATACGTCAGAGACGACGCGCGACATTCCGCAGCTTATCCTGATGGGACTTCCAGGCGAATACGGCACGGGCCTTATTCCTGGCGACATGATCGTTGGCAACCCCACGCATCGATCTGGCGTGGCGCAGGCCGTGGATACGGTTCGCGTGGCGCATGCATCGGGCGGCGTGAGCTATCTCGGCTTCAAGTCCTACGACCAGGGCCGCAAGAAGTTCCAAGGCACGGCGAAGCATGTCGTCTGGCTGGACGAGGAGCCGCCAGAGGCCGTGTATTCCGAATGCATGGCGCGCCTGATGACGACGGACGGCATGATGATATGCACCTTCACGCCCCTGGAGGGGCTGAGCAATGTGGTGCTGCGCTATATGCCGGAGATGGCGCCAACGGTAACGGTCGATGACTCGCTTCTGCGTGCAGATCGGATGGAATGATGTGCCGCATTTAAGCGCGAGGCAGAAAGCTGAACTGCTCGACGCATTCCCGCCGCATGAGCGTCAAGCGAGAGCCGAGGGCGTGCCCATGCTCGGTTCCGGGCGAATTTATCCGGTGGATGAGAAGCAGCTTATCGTCGATCCAATGCCGATCCCCAGCTATTGGCCAAGAGCCTATGGGTTTGACGTAGGCTGGAAGACGACAGCAGCGATCTGGGGCGCGTGGGACAGGGACGGCGATATCGTCTATCTGACCTCGGAGCACTATATGGGGCAACAGCCTCCCCAAGTGCATGCGGACGCCATCCGCAAGCGTGGCGACTGGATTGTTGGCGCGATAGATCCGGCTTCGGCTGGGGCGAGCCAGAAGGACGGATCGACGTTGATTGGTGAATACCGCCAGCTCGACCTTACGCTTGTTGAAGCGGACAACACGGTTGAGGCTGGGATAGCGTCCTGCTATCGACGCATGGCATCCGGGCGGCTCAAGGTATTCTCAACGTTGGGAAATTGGATACGCGAATATCGCATCTATCGGCGGGACGAAAATGGCAAGGTGGTTAAGGAAAACGACCACGCCATGGATGCAACGCGCTATCTGATCATGACCGGAATGCAGCACGCCACACTGCCGCCGCAAGACGAAGCTGAAGACGATCCCTGGCAGCGCAATCGCGGACGAAGCAACGAGACGGGGTATTGATGGCTGAGCAGCAAATGGTGTATTGCTTTTACCGCAGGCTCCGGGTCAGTGCTGGTGCGCGAGTACCCGAGGCACCCATGGGCAACCGTGGAGACTCCCCGACCGGCCAAGCAGCCGGAGCTTGCGCCTAATTCATGTCCATCACCGACGCGATCCCCTTGGAGGACGAGACCCCCGACGACGGCGAAGCCATGCCCGCCGAGGAACTGTCCCCGATCGACCAACTCGCCGCTTGGGCGCAATCGCCCAACATCGCCGCCGAGCTGCCCGCCGACCTGCTGAGCCAGATTGGCGCACGGGTCCTGGCTGAGTTCCAGATCGACGACGACTCGCGG